TTGTAATAATTCTGACATAAAACGAGAATTTTGATTTAGGTGTTCTGGAAAAATCGTTACTACGAAAAATACGTGCGGCATGTCTAAAATCCCGCACGTATCCATTTTGATTTGGGTCACGCCCAATTGGTGTCCAAGTACTTGAACCACTAGTAGCCATTGCTAACCTTAGCCGGTTGCGGCAGCAGTAGTGATAGCAGGTCTACCAACAAATGTACCAACACCAGTACCTAATGGTGTCTGTAGAGCATTATCATAACGAAGTGTCATTGTAATAGTGGCTGGTTCGTTATCTTTATAATCGAAATTGTTATAGTTAACTTCACTAACAAAGCAACCGTACAATTCCCAAGTTTCTAAAATACTACCGTTAATAGCACCATTGGCGCCATCAAGTACTTCAAATCTTGTTGTAAACTTATAGTCAATGCCAGCAAATGCACTTGCTTGTTCAGCAAAGTCAAACTGCTTTTGAATCTGTTCTCCAACTAGAAGTGAGACTGCACCGTTAACATCATCACGAAGATTTAATGTTACAGGTTGCCATTCTGGCTTTCCTTGCAAGTACATTTTGCTATTATAAACATCAAGTGTAATTGGGTTGAAGTTCAAGTTTGGACGAGTAAAGTCCATTACTTGCTTCGATAGCTCTGAAGTTGGGTTTGAAACGCCAAAGCCAATGAAAGTGACTCTAAAGCGATATTTCAACTTAGGCATCAATAAGCCCTGAGTGTTATTACCTGTATCCCCATCTAGTGGGACTGTCATTTTTAATAAAGATGCAACAGCCATCGTTATCTCCTGTTGTAATTATTTATAGTCTTTGACTAATATTTTTTCAAGGGCCTATCATGAATAGAGGCCCCGTAGGGCCTCTATTATATTTTTATTAACCTGTTGGTAATGATGGGCTAAGATTACCGTTTCTGAGTTGACCAGTAGCCTTAACTCTAACAGGAATGTAAATGAACTCTACAGACTTAACTGGTTCAATTGCAATATCAATGTGTAATTCATTACGATCAATCTGCGAATCTGAATTATTAGTTCTATCGCAAATTACCAAATAATCATACACACCACGACGACTTGAAACATCATTCAATAATGAGTCGCAAATTGCCTTTGCAGTATCTCTAGTAAGTTTGTCATTGGGCTCAAATACCAATGGACGAACAATCTGTTCTAGTCTTCCACGTAGGTAAGCAACTAAACGTGCAACATTGATACGATCAAGTGCTGTAGCATCCTTCTGACGTGTATGGTTTCCGTAATTTAGATATCCAAGTTGTGGGAAGTAAGTTACAGGATTTACATTATTTCTATATAGAAGATCACGCATTCCTTGTGGTGTACCAGTACGTATAAATGCATTACCATTTTGGCGATCTACATAACCAATTGCAATTGCATCAACTATACCTCTCTTACTTCCAGCAGGAGCAAACCAAATTTCGCTGTTCTGATCACTACGGATCATTGTGCGAAGTATTAGAGAACTCATTGGTACTACAACAGATCCAACACCATCTAGTGCATTAACAGTTGCGGCACCTGGATAGAACACAGCAGTATAAGAATCGGCAACTGTTAGTCCATCTTCACCAGAAGTACCAGAACCTAATGCATCAATTAGATAATTTTCAACAGTAGTAGTATCTGCTGCAAGTCCCATTGGAACTTCACCAATTACGAAACCAGTATTACGACGATTGTCGTTTAGTTCTTTTAATGTAACAAGCATTTCTGTGTAACCAGGAGCACATAGTAAGTTGAATGGTCTTGCATCTTCAAGCAATTCAACACTTAGATCCACTGCTTCCTTCATTGCACTTACAACAACATTTCGTACGGCTTTGCGACCAAAGAATGGAACATTGTTATAATTTGCACCACTGTAACTCTGCCAAGTTGCTGCAACTGCTGGAAGAGAAACATTTGGGAAATCTTGTACAATAAAGTAATTCTTTACATACTTCTTAACATTGAATGTACTACGACGTGTATTGAATAGTAAGCATCCTGGTGGATATAACTGTGGATCAGGCACATCGAGATCAGTATAATCGCTTAATAGCATGTCACTGATAAGAGGAACATCATCTAAGAAAATATCTGAAGACCCGTCAGTGTCCCAACGTGCATCTGCAAATAATACACCATTTTCATCTGACGAACTTGTAGTATCTAGTTGAACCCATTGGTCAGTTCCTTGTAAACTTTCCCAACGCCATAACATTGGATAGTTTTCCAAATCTCCAGTATCAATCCATAGATCACCATAAACTAGTGCTCCACCGCCTGCTCCAGTATCTGGATCAGTTTGCTGCTGTGTTGGCTTACTAGGACTAAAAATTGGGCCCATTGGATCTGTATCACTAAGATTATATCCACGTGCATCAACTCCTACATTTCTGTAGCCTCTCCATTCATTATTTGAATTAACGAGAATGTCTGCTTCAACATGATTTGGATACCATAGTACGCCATCTGATGGAACTGCTGTTGGTTCATAATTTTGCTGAATAATTCCACCTTCAGCAATATCAACCCAGTTACTTACAATTAATTGACTACTGATTCCTAAACGAATTTGTGAAATATCAGTTGTAATACCCATGTCATCTAGTGGAGTGTTGATTTTTTCTTTTATCAGAATTACACCACCTGCATTATGTGTTAATACTATCTTACCTGTTGCAGTAACACTCGATGTTACTAGCCCTTGTAATTCCGGGGCTGTGTTAATTTCTTGTGAGACACCTGACACACTTACTATTGAACTATTTTGACCAACAGCAATTTCTACAGAATCAGTGAGTGTAGTTGATCCAATTTGACTTGCTTGAATAGTAAAAGAATCAGCAGCAGTTAATGTTGGATTTGCAACAAGCCCAGTTACTGTAGTTGGTCCAGTAGCATTACGTACTAGTACCTTGTAATTGACTACGCCTCTATTAATAATATCTAACCCTGTGAAACTAGTTAAACCGTCTACAGCATATTGTGTATACAAACTATTTTTTGCAATGCCCAATCCGCCTCTAGTAGGGTCAAGAGATGCAAGTGCTTCCCAATCGTTAGCATAAAGTAAGTTTGGAACTAAATCCCATGAATTAGATACTGCATTACGACGATATGTTGCAAGATTTGCACCATAGTTATAATTTGTAGTCTTGATCCAAATTGATCCGGTAGGACGAGGAGTATCATTGAAACTCTTCCATTGTGGAACTGTACTATGCTTACTAAACTGAGTAGTTAATCCTGCATAATTGCCAGCCACAATTCCTAGTCTTGATAAAATGCCAGGAGTTCCTGATCCTGCTGCAATAGTTATTTGTCCATCAGTAATAGAGCCATTGCTTTTTGCTGTTGTAGATGCAAAAAGTGCTAACTGCTTTGTCGATGGAAGTATTGCAGCAGTTACACCTAAAATAGTAGCAGCATTAATGTCGTTTACCAATGAAACATCAGATGCACCACTTGCTGTAACAGTGGTGCCGTTAATAATAATAGTATTACCCGGAGTAATAATTGATACTAATGCATTAGATGCAGTGACTGTTGGATTAGATTGGTACCAAGAAACAGTATTTCCTGGACGTACAATTGTTTCGCCAACTTGTACCCAATCACCATTATATGCTTTATACCAAAGAGGATTAGTTGATAATGTACCTACAATAACATAGTCACCTAGGTTTCCAATTGCTCTTCTAGGACGATCTGAAATAATTTCAGTTGCTGTATTAGTTAGATACTTTACAGTTTTCTGAACAAACTTTTCATTGTCTGCATTCCATTCGAAAACACCAAAACGGCTAATTGCAGCATTAAGCCACAATGTTCCACCAGCAGCAGCCGTTGTTGGTCTTGTTGCACTGGGAGCAAGTTGATCTAAATCAACATCTGCTCGAATAACATATGCACTGCTAATAGTACCAAGAACGTTATGTGCAGTCCATAGACCATATTCACTACGTTCATCGCCATACATTCTGTTACCACTAGAATTAGTTGGGAAGTTAGGTAGACCAAATAAGTTAACAAGTGATCTCTGGTCACTTATATTATAAACCTTACCGGCATTTTCTTTTGTAGTACCATCTGCTACTGAACCAGCAGCATTTAATTTATCTTGGGCTGTTGCCATTACAATTAGAGGGATTGTACCAACAGCAGTGGGAGCATAATTGCTCTCATCGATAACTGTAACTTGCACACCCGGAGAAACTAAACTGTTTGCCATATCATGATATCCTTTTAGTAGGTTATCAATATTTAGCGGTTTACTCTAAAACCAGGGTGTTTGTAAGGGTTCTATTGGGATATAATTGCTGAAACTTTATTCTTAAGATCCTGTAAAGATCCAACATTACGAATAATATGATTGCGTTTTACCAACCGCCATTCCCATTCACTGCTATGAATTTCAGGATGATATACTGTCATATACAGCCTAAGTTCTTCATAACTATTGAATTGTTCGCTATACCAAATTGGCAGCGGGGGGCGTTGTATTTCCCAAATTTGTCCCTGCTGACTTAGAATAACATCAACTTCATTTGAAAATCGTACATCACTGATGACATAATTCTTAGAAGGGTTATTTGCTCGCTTCATAAGACTATGTACCCAAATGTTCTTATGGAAATGATCACGCATTACATCTGTGCCAATATGCTGTAATACCCACCGTGGGGTAACAGGATGCTGCATAACATTAGACCAATAAGAGTCTACTTGTTCTCGCCACACACGGCTTTCTTCAGTATCGCCTTGCAGGAGTTGTCTATCCCAACCAAATATAGACGCCACAGCGTCTTTAAGACTGTCAGCAAATGATACTTTAATGAAGCCATAATCTTCCACGAGGATGTTGGCAATTGTGCTCTTGCCACTATTAATAAGTCCAATAATTCCTACTATCATGCAAACACTATAACAGAGAAAAACTAATTAGCCAATAACAAACCACGCAGGAGTTTCACCTGTCATGCTATTATTAATTTCAAGTTCTAATTTGTCAATCATTGCTTGACTATCTGTTAATAATTGAGCACCATTCAATGTAGTACCACCTTGTGGTCCAACAATACTGCTAAACTTTCCACGTCCTTGCCCTAGCATACGCATACAAAGAGCAAGTGTATAATCTTTAATCCATGGCTGACTATATGTGTCACTGACAATGGTAAGGTCAGGCTTAAAGTTTTCAGTCCAAAGTAGAATGGTTTCTTTGTCTGCTCTTGGACGACGCATAATAGTCAACTGCTTAGTAACAGTGTTAAATTGAAAGTTTAAGAATCCGCCAAACATCTTCGCTGCTTCTTTAAGAAACATACTGTAAAATGCATAGGTAGCAAGACCGCCAACACGACCACTTTGAATCATATAGAAGTTAACAAAGCCTGCTTCAAATGGTTCGTATTGTGATGAAGTACCACTGTTTGCACCAATGTTACGTTTAAAGCATTGTCGAACTGTAATTACTTCTTTTGGGAGTGTATAGGTATTTGTATCCTTTTGCAATTCAAGGAAACTATAACTTTCCTCAACTGAATTACTGCTACGCTGACGATAACGTGCCAATGCTTGTTTAAAAGCAGTCTCATAATGAATAGGATCAAGTTCAACATCTACCATGCCTTCACCGAGGCTATAGCGGACATAATCAAAAATATCGTTCTTGGCTTCTGAAAGTGTGGTCATTTAATATTATTTATTGCATTTACCACAACTATTGTCACATGTCATAAGTCTTTCTGATTTAGAATCTTTTGTCCATGCTTTTTTAATATCATCAAACCATTTGAGACAAGTTTCTAAATCATATTCATGTAGATCATTCTTTAACATAATTTTAGCAATTTGTTCGTTTGGATCAACAAATCCTGTTCTTCTATACGTTTCAGGATTAAATCCCATAAAACAACAAGGATAAACTTTCCCATCTGCCGCAATGTAAATTGTTTTTTCATTCAATGATAAACAGTTTATTTCATCGACATTTAAATCAATTCTCTTGTAATTATTAGATTCAACATATTCTATCATCTGTTCAATTGGAGGAGTGTGTGCTACATTTCCAATTGAATGACTATATGTCCCATCTCTATTATAAACTGCACCGGTATTTCTACCGTGATCAATTGTTATAAAATCATTGAATCCTAACTGTTGACTTAACTCTTTACATTCTTCAACTTGGTGTTTATTGTGATCAAAAATTATCATTTTCCAAATTGCATGTCCGCCAGCAAACATAAAATTTTCAGCGTTTTCGATAATCTTAAGCCAATTTGTGTCTTGTCTGTATAAATGGTGAGTGTCTTCTAATCCATCTAATGCAAATTCAATTTGGATATTTTTAGACATAGATCCCAACGTAGACCAAAATTCTAAATTTCTGGCACTGCCGTTGGTACTAATTCTAATTTTAATATCAGGTTTACAATCAACAAAATATTGTATAATTGGAATAGATTCTAAATTAGAAGTGAAGTCCCCAAAGTTACCGTTTATTAAGATACCATTATATAATTGCTGAATAAACGCAGGAGTAAATCTACTTTTAATTAAATCTAAAGTTAAAGAAGTTTCTTCATAGCCTGAATTATATGGATAACCATTTAGATTTCGAGGGCATAGTGGACATCTAGCATTGCATTTACTGCTAAACTCCATATGTAAATTTGCAACTTGATCTAATGTTTTCATTGAAATACCCTCTACTGGTATTTAGTAGAGGGTATTTTTGATCATTTAGAAGTTTTAAGCAGTACAATATCTGCAGATAGCCTACCGTTTAACTCGATCGGCACTGCTTTAATATCCTCGAGGAATGTACGCAAAGCAATCTTGCCACTGTTAGCAAATTGCTTAAGTTGTTCATTTGGCTTACGAAGTGTCTTAGCAATTGACTTCTTATTGTCGTAGCCAAGAATGGTACTGCCCTTAATACCCAACTGTCCCGAGTCAGTGGCAGCAACATACTTGCCCATCTTTCGAGTCTTGATGTTGTAGATCCACAACTCCTTAGCACCCATGATGTCTACAGGATTGACGCTGACAAGGTTGAGTTCTGTATTCTGTACACAGTATTTGACCTTACTAACCATCTTCTCTCTGCTAGGTGCCTTCTTAACACGAGCCTTACGCACTGCCTTCTTAACAGCACCATAAGTCTCAAGAGCATCAGTCAACTTGCTATAGAACTCGCTAAGGTGTTTAAGTTTGGCTTTGTCAATGTGACGATAGCCTTCCTTCAATTGTTCATCTGCGCCCTTGCTCTTAGCAGCAAGTAGTTCTTCCATACGGGGAGTGAATACTTCAGCAATCTGATTGACGAACTGCTGTGGAACATTAGTAGTACGGAACCAAGTGACCATATCAGGCACTTCTTTGCCTTGATCCCAATTGTCATACCACTCTTCAATCTCACCAATGATGTCGTGAAACTTCTCACGCATACGATCTTGGATAGTCAACTTAACGACATTACCCTTGTCAGCTGCTTTCTTAGCAGCAATGCGCTCATGTCCAAGAGTCAGTATCTTAGCAAACTCTGTGTTGATATATTCTTTGGTGCTATCACGCAGAGGAGCACCCATCATTAGCATCTTACAGACCTTACCCAGTGTAAAGCCCACACGCCACTCCTCAACTTCATTGAAGGCTTGTACATCCTGCTTAGTCCAGTTACACTTGCTGGTACCATACTGGCTAACATACTTTACGAGATCGCCAACGGAGTTATGATAGTTGTAATAATGAATACCACGCCACCATTCGTTATGGATCTTCTCGTCATCCCAAGACTCACAGCCTGCCCACTTGGGTTCAGGACCTGTGAACTTCTCATCCAAGAATCGAGGAGTGCGAGTAACAGTCTTCTTCTTTGGGGCGCCTTTAAGCAAGGACTTTTTGGCAGTGGGTTTTGCTTTTGCTTCAGCCATAGCAGATCTCCTATACGATTAGCATACAGCCTATATAGCCGTTGTCAATTGAATTATTTTATAAGGCAACGGGTCTCGATGTTACGACTAGTCCAACCCTTGACATCCTTGGCCATCTGTTGGACGACGATAGCAGCGACCTCACAGGCATCCTTACCCTTGTATTCCTGTTGGCTAACTGTGACGCCATTGTAGGCATTGGCTACTACGATCAGGACATACAGCATCAGTAAACTCCTGCTGTCTCGGGCTCCCAAAGTGAGATGTCACTGCGAAGTCTTGCAGAACCAATCATCTCAACCCCTGTGCGTTCTTGGTCATCTAGTAAACACCGTGCCCAAGTGACAATAGCATAGTCCTTGCGCTCTTTAATGGCGCTCATGTAAGCACTGTAAGAAATAACGAGATCTTTGATTGCCTGTTCGCTGCGGTCATTCATATTAGATGCTCCGGTTAGTGTTATAATGATGAATACCAAATGCAAGGATCATTCCCGCTACAAGAGCAAGTAAAGGTCCAAAGAGGATAAACAGGTCAGCAGTAGACATTATGCCATGTCCTTATTACGGAAGTTAACACGGAAGCGAAGCATCTTAAGATGGTCATCGCTGCCGCAGAGTCGAATAGTCTTTAAAAGACCACGAAAGTTAGTGTACTGAATATCAACCCACGGGACTAAGGTGCCAGCACTATTAAGCGCCAAGCACATATTAATGACCTGACCACGCTGTACACCAGCAGCACTAGTCCAACGCACACGATCACCAATACGCACACCGCCAACTCGGGGGTCGCTAATGTTGCTGTCATTGTAAAGCATTGATCATCTCCTCAGTTGCTATAATGTATAATAGCATGGATACCCAAAGCGTCAACTGATATTTTTACTAGTTTAGGTGAAGATATGGGACATAATTTTGCTGGGAATAATATGCAGAATA